TTGCTTCAAGTAGTTTTCTACAGAATTACAAAAGGCGGCAGTAAAAGAATTAATCTTGTGTGACCCCGCTGACCATACCTCAACAATATCTTCATTGTTTGGTTGAGACAGAGCAACACCCATGGCACGCATAAAGGTTTCATAATCTGCAAAACCTTTAGTGCCTTGTACAGCAATAATCATGTTTATCTCCTTTTAGGAATATCATACACAAATGGTACAAAAATGTCAACAGTTATTGAGAAATATTGTCTAATATGTCTAAAAGTTCATCGAACTTTTTTCTGGACATGTTAAATGCATCTATTGGTTTAGCAGAATCTCTATCAATGTTACCATCAACAACATCACTTTCATAAAATGTGTTGTCATGGACCCAATATGCTTTGTCACCAACAATGGCTACTGTCACGGTATTATTCTTTCTAAGTTTGGTGGACTGAGTTTCAGTTATTCTCGGAGTCTTGCTGAACTTGTTCTTTGAGTTGTCTAATGATGTTTTCAGCCCCGATTTTATAGACAAGAAAATCATGCTCAAGTTTATGACATTTGTTACGATAATACTCAACCATGCTCTGTAAAGCCTGTTCATTCTCATTCATTATCTCTCCCTCTTTAGAATAGAGAATACACTAGTTATTCTTGGTTGTCAATATTTTTCAGCAAAGAGAATGGGGAATTTGTCCACATACTTTTCTTTGCTTCTCTTTCTACAATTGCCCTTGACCAACTAAATCCACCGTTGCCACCCCATGCGTCCCACATGACACGGCCTTTAGATGGGAAACCTTCTTCACCAGAATTAAATCCAGTAGCCTTTTTATCTACCTCATGACGAGAAAAATAAGAATACATTCTTTTAACTGTGCTAAGGGAAAGGTTTTCTCTACGAGCTAATTGACCAGCTCTAGTCCAACCCACAGAAGTTCCAGCACCCTTGGCCTTGCCTTCTTCTTTCCATTTAATAGCACGCCTAGCGGCAGCCTGCATACCTGTTGTAGGTTTGTAGGTAGCCATTAGTTGTCCCTAAAAAGTGGGAATGAAACTCTGGCATTGCCTGTGCTATTTGCTCGCGTAGAAGAGCGTGGCATGTTTGTGAAGATTGCTGAAAGGTCTGCGGGTACTTCTGCTTGTGCAGCAGAATCAGAGTCGATAGACTTTTGCTTATCCTTGTAGCCCTTTTCTTTCATCTCTTCTTCTTCATCTTCATGCATTGACTTTTTTTCATCATCTTCATGCATGGCCTTCTCTTCATCTTCGTGCATAGCCTTTTCCTTATCCTTGTAACCCTTTTCAAGGGACTTTAGGATCTCCTTGGCTTGCTCTAGATCTTCGTTCATTGATTTTCCTATCCTTTCCATCATGTCATCTACAAACTCTTGTTGTTCATTTCTGTTCATTGTTGGCATGGCATTTTGTGGATTAACTAAACCGTCTGGAATTGCTGCAAGTCTGCACTTTGCGTTTTCTTGTACCTTGTAAGACAAGATCATACAGCCTAGTCCACCATCTTCTGCTTCGTAATGCATAGAACAATTGCCACACTTAACACCAATAGCTGCATCTTCGTTCTCATTGGGAGTTTCATAACCAACCCATATGCCTGATGTACCTTGATCAAAGGGTCCATATTCTCCAGCAATTCTTACTAAAGCGTCATGATATGCCTTCTCTTCTGGAGTGAGCATATTATAGAGTTGTTCTTCATCATGCATTGACTTGGTTGTATCAATAAATCTTCTTTTCTTTTTCTTTTCATCTTCATATCCAGAGCCAATGGACTGTGGATAAAGATTAGGGGTAGTCTCATTAGTAACTACGTCTTTTTCTGCCGCCTCTGGCTCTGAGGCGTACAGGGCAGCCATTTGTCGTTCTGCTGCGGCTCTAGTGGTATGACAGCCTTCTAGTTCGCTTGTTCCTTCTTTAAAGACACCATACCCAGAACATTGCGAAGTTCCCTGTCGTATTTCCCAAGGCATAAGTTAATTATATCATCTATTATTGCCGTCGAAATGTTCTAAAAATGCAGCCAATATCATGTACATTTGTCTACGCAAAGATTCGTTTTCTATCATTTCTACTTTATCGGGATTGGTACTATTTTTATTAAGAGCAACCAGGGGATCTCCGTTGTCATCAAACCTAACATCTAACATGTCCATTTGCCATAATTCAAATATTGCCGAATTAGTTTCTTTTTCCTGAATTTCTGGCAGTTCTGGAAATATTTCTTTTGCTCTTTCTGTAACCATATACATTTCTTGACCATCACCATCTGTGTATCCTAATGGTTTAAGAACGCCCATATCAATCAAAAACCGTATTAGGTCATCTTCTTCTGACATATATCTATTTTAACCCATCTTTGCGTGTGGAATTGATTCGTTTAGACTTGCAGCAGACACAGTTACATACTCTGCAAACTCTTCTAAATAAGATAGCTTTTCTACTCCTGTGTAGGAGCACCCGCTACCCAAGCCTCCACGAATCTGTTCAAGGATATGATTAACTGATCCCTTATAAGTTACTGTAGTTGCTATACCTTCTGCTACTGAGACAGTTCCTGTTGCTTCTTTTTGTGCCGCTGCACTAGCCATGCCACGGAAAGCTTTTACCTCACGACCATTATGATCAGTCAATATTTCCCCTGGGGCTTCATCTGTTCCAGCAAGCATAGAGCCAAGCATAACGGCATCAGCACCACCAGCAAAAGCCTTAACAATGTCTCCGCTATTTCTTATGCCACCATCAGCAATGATAGAACACTCTTGAAATGTTTCTGCACAATCCATAATTGAATGTAGTGTAGGCACTCCATGACCACTTACAATTCTCGTTGTGCAAGCACTACCGCCTCCTATTCCAACACGAACAGAGTCAGCACCAGCCTCTGCTAGTCTCAAAAATCCATCTCTAGTTGCAACATTGCCTGCCATAACATGTGCATCACTAAAGGCATTTCTTAATTGAGCAACCGCTTTGCAGGCGTATTTACCATGACCATTGGCGGTATCAACCAAAAATAATCTGACACCTATGTTATATAGTCTATCTGCCTGTGCAAGATAGCCGTTATTTGATGCAATAGCAACACCAAACTTTATTTCTTGTTCTAGTAGTTCTTGGCTCTTGATAATTTGATCTTGATAAGACATGTAGCGGTGAAGAATTCCAAGTCCACCAGCCTGTGACATTACCACACACATATCTGTATCACATACTGTATCCATAGGTGAAGCAATAATGGGTAAAGATAAATCTATCTTTCTTTTGTTGTAGCCAATTGACATTGACAAATCTACTTCATGTCGTGACTTTACCTCGCTAGCTTGAGGAACCAATAAAATATCATCAAAGCACAAGGCTCTTCCATGCCTATACATATTTCTCCTATATCAATTTGTAACTAGATAGATAATCTTTAATCTCTGGCGTTATTTGTTGCTTTTGTTTTTCTGCTATAACTTCCTGGTTTCTGTCTGCCTTGAAAGATGACCAAGTGTGTATTTCTATTTCACCAAATGTTTCCCGCTTAGAATGTGAGATTGCATTGTAAACAGATCCACACATTGCGTCTGCCAAGTCCTTAGACTTTTTTCTTGGGTGGTCCACCTTGTTATTTGACACAATACGCAATTCTAGCAGTTCTTCTAGTAGAATTTCAATATGTGGGGCGGCAACTCTTTCTTCATAGAAAAGCATTGCTAAATCTTCGTAGTGCTTCTTAGCAACAGAAAGAGTCTCAGTATTAATACCAACACTCTTTAGATCCCGCTGAATGTCAAATGATTGCCAACGGTCGAATGATACAAGACCAAGATTAAAACCTTCACGACGTAAGTTGATAATCCAATTCTTAACCTCTGATAGATCTACTGGACCTTCTCTACGGGGTTCCCACCATGCTATTGCATCTACAACAACAAAGGGAACAATCTGTGTGTATTCATTAAAGGTTTGAACCTCTACCCATTTTTCTACATGGCTAATTGCAACAGCACACTTGTCATGCTTTTGTGCAAGGTCGGCGTGAACAAAATATGTGGTGTCTGGATTAGGCTTAAAGCTTGGATCAAACCTTCTAAATTGATCTAATGGATTACGAAGAGCTAAAGACTTTTCTATCTTATCTCTAGACTTAAAGAATGCATCAGAAGATACACTAGGCATACAAGCAAAGCGCATCATTGCGTCTGCTGGATCTGTATAAAAGGCTAACTTGAAGTCCTCAATTGTTCTTGTAGGATTTACTTCCCACGTTGGTCTTTTAAGTGCATAAACACCAGGGAACTTGTACGATTCTATTCTGTCCTCTTCCCATTCAATATCAAAAATGTTTCCTGGATCATCTTCTGGCAAAGCAGGATTAAGAACAAAGGTATGCTTTTTAAATTCCGTTTCTTTCTCAGCAACTACATCATCGTATCTCTTAGAAATAAAGTCACCCTTATATCGTGGGAAGGATAGAAGAACTACCTTGCCATAGTCTGGAAAACGTGAGTCAACAGAGCCACGGAATGCTTTGTAGATTGCCTCACCAGTCTTAGCATTCTCATTTCCACTCGTAGACTCCTGAGCAAAGCCTGAAATCTCATCAAGGACGGCAAGTATAAGGTTTAGACCCTCATGGCTCTCGCGTTCTGAGTGACCAGAATAAACAGTAATAGCCTTGTCAAACTCAACATTGTCCATCTTTGCATCATACTTGCCTGCAAACCATGGAGATTTTTCAATCTTATTTTTAAAACCTTTGAAAAAAACGTTCTTTGCTTGTTGAGCATTGACTGCGACGTTGATAATGTCAATGGCATCGCCAGGGGGTTTACCAAAATAAGTAGCAGGATCTTTTAGGCAAAGAAGCTTATAGACAAGATAAGCACAGCCCACAGTAGAAGTGTGATCCTTACCTGATCCTTTGCCAAGTTGCAATATAACTTCTGACTTAGTGTATTTTTTGTAGTGCTCACTACCCTGTTCCTTTCCCATAAATCTTTGTAGATCGCTTTCTTTGTATATCTGACTCATGCATTCTACCAAAACATACTGGTAATGAGAAAGTTCTGGCTGACCAAGAAAATCTGGTGAACGAACAAAGGTTTCTACATCTACTGGTTCTTCCTCAAATGGATTATCATCAAGAGCTTCCATAAAGTCAGAGAAATCAATTGTCAACTATGATCACTCCGTCAGTTGCCTCAGAAAGCTTTGACATAATTTCATTACGAATCTCTGGATGCTTGCTGGCAATGTCTTTCAAAATATTAATAAGTATTTGATGCTTCTCTTCCATGCGAGCAAGTTCTTCTGCTACTTCTTTATTGTCAAGCAAGCCTGCCCTATGGAGCATATCAAGTCTTTTTGCCTCAATGTCGGCAATGAGTTTGATAGATGTGGTTTTTGCATTGAGATTGGCAGACATATCTGCAGACTCAATAACTTCGTAAGCCTTTTTGATAAGGTGTGAATAATGCTGATCTGCTCCCGCCAAAGCCTCCCTTGCTCTGGCATGAATGGCCTCATTATTGGCTGCCATTTTACGCCAATCATTGAGCAATGACATAACACGCTGACGAGGAATGTCTAATTCTTTAGATATTTCTGAAGCATCTGATCCTTTAAGATATTCAGAAGCGACTTTGTTTACCTCGTCAAGATGTTTTACGAGATCGTTTGTTTCCTTTGACACTCTTTCCTCGTTTCTTTGGCATTACCTTCACACGCTCTGGATAGAAGGAACGCATACCACAACCCACTCCCTTTTCTAATTGTACACAATCAATCCAGGATCGGTTTATATCTGGATTAGTGACATACTGTTGGAATCTAAACTTTGTTCCCCAAATGCCCTTAATCTTGATAACATCTCCCTGAGTTACTGTCTTGCCTTCCTCAGTAACAAAGCTTGTTTCACGAACAAAGGGGTCATCAATCTGTATCTTCTTGCGTCGTCCCATCACTACCTCCACTTATCCTCGTTGCCTTTTGGTGGATCAATTTTAGCACAAGATACCCTGCCAAGTCAAGGATTGTGTCATCCCCCTGGAACTCTGACCCTCTTTTTAATCTACTTAGTTTGTCATCTATCTTAATGTCTATTTGTTTTCCAGGGTCCACATCCTTTGCAAAGATGGATATTGGATCAAGTGCGGAATTTCCATAACTAATGTTCTTTTCTAAAAGAAGAGCACATATCTCAAGGCATTGAACTAATATTTCTTTACCCGCTGGAGCCTTTTTACTCATGTCAATTAGCTCACTCATTGCAGCAATAAGATGATCATCTTCTGTCATCGTCTACCCTTTCTTCCCATCTTCAATCCGAACTTGTTTAAGTATAGATAAATTGTTTGTACTGTGCAACCACATTCTGCTGCTATTTCTTCTGGAGTCTTCTTGTCTTGTACATACCGTTTGTGGAGCCAACTTTTGTTTGTATAAAAATTCTTTTTAGTCAAAAATAGCACCCCATTTATCACTCACATAAGATCCGATTCCAATGGCATCTGCAACATCGTCATCTGTTATCTTTATGTTATAGCGTTTATTTACATAGTCCATAGTCTTTTGTTTTCTTACTTCTCGTTCTTTACCTTTGTACCATGACTTGGACTTGCCTGGATTCTTTTTTACAATGGCTTGCTTTTCTGTGGCACTCAATAGTTTCGTACCTACATAATTTTGCCAAGCCATAGGTGCTACATTTTTAACAACCCTGATTCCTGCAACTTGCGCTGCTGCAATAATTGCGCCTTGCACCAAGGACAACTGCATAGCGGTCTTTGGCGAATTGCTGTAAATAGCCGATTCAAGAACAATAGCGTCTGATCGAATACTCTTGAAAAATGGGATTGCTTTTCTGCAAGCGTCCCCTGACTTATAGAGAGCATCTGTCCCAATAAATCTAACCTTTCCATATTTCACCAACTTTCCAGACTCAAAGACTGAAAAAGCCATTGAGTTTGTTGAAGCATCTACAGCTATTATAGTGTTAGGTTTTGACAAACTTGCCAGACCTCTACTTTTGTTGGTAGTCAAAGTAACCTTTCAACTCCTTCATAAAATTATTAAATTTTCTCTTATTTACAACGCAGTTGTCACACATACCAACGTCGTTATATATGCTTAGATATGTACCACAACCTCCTGCACAACGCTTATCTTTTCCTACTCGCTTCTTTCTTTTTTCAATTTGATATCTTTCAAGAATCTTTTCTTTACTTGCTTCTTGGCGACATTCAGCGGAGCAATAAATCTGCTTGCTAGAGTTAGGGGAAAACTCTTTATCACACCAAGAACAGTAGGACATTAGAACTCCCCCTTTTCTTCCTTCCTTCTAGGGATCTTTATGTCGCCCTTAGGAGCCTCCTGACAGGCTTTTTGCACAGGGCAACTACCACAAGGAACCTTGACATTATTGTTCTTGTAGGGAACCTCTGGGAGCTTCTGATCCTTCCATGCAGCATATACCTCTTTCATCCAGTCAAAAAGGTAATCAACAAAGTCTACATGGCTTTGTGTAATGTTAATTGGAATAACAAGAAGATCGTGAGTATTCTTATTCTCATACATTACGATACCCTTTTTCTTCTTAAATATCTTCATATAGATAAGAAGCTGAACAATGTGATAGGTGCTTGCCGTCATTGACTTCCTATGACGCTCAAAACTATCTTGATTAGCCGTCTTGATTTCTACTAGGTACTCTGAGTCTTTCCATTTGATAATACTATCTAGATAACCAAAGATGGGAGGGCTATCGAATGTTACCTTCTCTTCATTCGATACCATGATTCCTGCACCTTCCATGGCATCTTGAATTCTTTTGTGTCTGTCTGTGCCACTCTCCATGTTAGCCTGAGACTTGCCCTCACGCTCTTCATAAAAAGTGTTACCCTCAAATGCTAAATACCAATACCGTGGACACTTGCCGTGACCAAAAACAATGGTAGAAGGAGAAAAGGTCTTCTTCTTCATATACTTAGGCTCATTGCTAGCAACATACCCCTTGTGAATAGCATCAACAAGGTCTGCAAATTCATCCTCTACATTGTCAGGCATTTGTGTTTGCCATTCTACTTCTTCTACAGCCTCTTTTGATTCACCCTTGACAATCTTAGATATTATATTTTTAGCCATGATAAGTCCTTACGGTATATTTGAGAGCATCTGCTAACTTGTCAAGTGCCTCTCTTGCTGAATAGTAAATGTTTTTCTTAGCCCGTTCATCCTTCTTAACATTGGCATACCAAGAAGCAAGCATAGCAAACTTAGCAGAATAGGCTTGCACCTGAACAATAAGTCTGGCTGCCTTGTCTGGTGGAATGTCTGGCTTGGCAATAAGCTTGGTAATTGCTATAAGTGCCTGAGTTATTTCTTCATCCTGCATGTATTCTGATAAATCGTTAAAGTCATTGATCTGATTGATGAGATCAATAGTATTGTCACTCATTATTCTCTCTTATCTCTCGTAACTCTTCGAACTCGTTCCACTCAATTATAGCAAGCCTTGTCTTCTTCGTGTCGCCAAGAACTAGCATTATGACAGGAGACTTATTAGGATCTACTCTAAGAGTATCTGTAACTACCTTGCCCCATACATCTTTGTTGACAGAAAATGATTTACTATATTCTTTTACATCAACCACATACCTGTCTAGGCTCCCATCCCCCTTGACCATTCCACGACCAGAATTCTTATGTGGCTTTGCACCAATGCGCTTTAGTTCTCCACGCTCACTCATTAGTATCCTCTTTCCTTTAATATGCTGACGGTAGATACATGATCACAGTCTTTGCATTTCCAAGTTATTTCTAAAGAAGAAGCATAGAATCTAGAAGATGTTATTTCCCGTGAACAACCCTGACACACAAAGCTACCATGCATGACCTGATATCTATTCGATGATTTGGACAAGTTCTGCCACCTTATCTGGATTTTGGCGTAGCCATTCAACTACCTTTGCTCTACCCTGGAACCTTTCTCCAAGGACTGTGTACCATGCACCGCCCTTTTCTATGTGTCCTAGTTGCTCTGCAACGTCCACAATTTCTGCAATATTATCTACCCCAACGAAATCTCCAGAGAAGTAGAAGTCATACATGCCACTCTCAAAGGATTTGCCCGTCTTGTTGTAGTCAATAGTCCAAGTGACCTGACGGCCTATCTTGCTCTGTATGATCTTATCTCCTACCTCTATCTTGCCTTGGATAGCATTTTTCTCTGACTCACTTGACCAAAGCTTGACAACTGTGCTAGAGAAAAACTTGACAGCGTGGCCTCCCGTAGGCTGATGACTTACAAACATCTGACCGATATTGTTGCGTTGTTGAGAGATAAGAACTAGCAATGTTTGCTTAGTTTGATTGTTTGCATAGTTAAGCATCTTGACAGCGTTTGTCATATCCCGTGCTTCTGCACCGATCTGTTTGGTATTCTCTAACTGCTTTAGTTCGTCAGAGTCTTTCTCAAAATAGATAGCAGGAAGGAGGGCAGAGATAGAATCAACAACAATCATGTCTACACCAGCAGACATAAGTTGTGTAGCAACATCAACCATGTCATTGATTGTCCTAGCAGGAGAATAGATAAGGCTTTCTGAATCTACCCCTAGTCTTTGTGCCCACTTAGGATCGTATGATTGCTCTGAGTCAATCCATGCACAGATCTTTCCTTCCTTCTGTGCCTGACCAATCATTTGCAAACAGAAAGATGACTTGCCAGCAGACTTGTTTCCCCAAATAAGAACCTGTCTGCCATAAGCAAGGCCACCATTTAGTTGCTTATTAAGTCCAACGCTGGGGGTCTTTTGCATAATAACTTCTATCTCTGATGCAGCAGACACCTTTTTTCTAAGCTTTGGATCTATCTGTGAAAGAACTTCTTCCATTGCCTCACTAATCATGCTAACACTCCATGCATTGCTGGACGCTCTCTATTCTTTTCCATCTTATCCACAACGGCTTTTGCCAAAGACTTGTTTGTATATTGGGTCATTGAAAGAAATGCCCAGAAGTCAAGGACGCGAATGATAATGTCTGCCAACTCTTCTACGACAACATCATCACCCTTTTCCTTACGCATTGCTTCTAATACTTCTGACACCTCACTATGAACCATAGCAAGTTGCTTTAGATAAAAGACGATATGGTCTGCTTCATCCATGTGCAAGTAAGGCTCATAAAAGCCCTTTCTTACAGCATTAGAATGAAGAGTAAAAGCTAAATCATCCATGTCTCTTAGGTAACTCATGATATTACATCCTTCAAAATAGTTGTACCATCCTTTGTTTCTCCAAACTCTAACTTAACAACAGAACCTTCCTCACACTTCATGTAGGCTTGAGCAAACTGTGTAGGAAATACTGTGATAGCAAGTAGTTCACGATCAGCGGTAGCCAAGGTCATGTTAGCCATTTTCTTACCCGCCTTAGTTATTCTAGGGTTAAACGATAGCACGAAATACTCATCCTGTCCATAGGGTATTTGCTTATAGTTTAAGAACCTAATGATAGGGCTTGTTTTATAATTATCCATTTCATCTAATGGAATATATTCTGCTACCCTATTGGCTGATGCCAGAATTAAATACATCTTTCCTGTTTCAATCTCTGTGTCCTCTGGAGCAAATATTCCAACAGATCCTGTCTTGTCTAATAACTCAACCCGTGACCATCCCTTACCCCTCTTGATATTCTTAACAACTCCCATAAGAATGTGAGACTTATCTTCTTCAAAGTCCTCAGAATTGTCAATATACGCATAATAGTGATTTGGAACGTTTATATTAAATTCTGGCAGGTTAAGATATTCGTAAAGGTTTTCTCTTACCTTCTTTTCATCCCGTGGATTATCGTCAAAGGTCAAAGCACCAATGGCATTCATAGCCTCTACTGCTCTGCTATTGATTCCACTACCCTTGGCAAATGCAGCATCCCTTACTTCCTTATAGGAATTGAATGGACGAAGCTTGATAATGTTCTCAGCAACCTTATTTGATATCCACTTAATAGAAGTCAAACCAAATCTGATTGCCTTGCCTTCAATAGAGAAATCAACCTGTGACTCATTTACATGGGGTAGCCTCAAAGGAATTCCCATACGCTTGGCCTCAATCAAATACTCTGTTCTAGAATCTTTGTCTTTCTCATTGCTCAGAACTGAATACATAAACTCAATTGGGTAATAGAACTTAAGCCATGCTGTCCAATACGAAAGCATAGAATATGCAACGGCGTGAGACTTATTAAATGAGTACCCTGCATGTGCCTCAAAGTCGTGCCACATATTATCTGCCTGGAATGGACTAATGTATGCCGATGCATTTCTAATAAACTTATCTTTGAATACATCAAACTCTTTGGCATCTTTCTTCTTACCAATGATCTTACGAACCTTGTCAGCTTCTGCAAAGGTCATGCCACCAATAGTTGTGCAGGCTTGCATAACCTGCTCTTGATAAAGAATCTGACCATAGGTATCTTCAAGGAATGGCCTCATTACTGAATGAGGATACTCCACAATATTTCTACCGCTTTTTCTAGCAATGTATTCCTTTCCAATAGTATTCATAGCACCAGGACGAACGAGTGCGTTAGAAGCAACAAGTTCATCGAAGTTCTTTACACCCATCTTAACAAGAAGATTAGTGTAGGGGGTTGCCTCACATTGGAACACACCCTTTGTGTGACCATCACTTAGCATTGTGTATACATGCTTATCATCAAGGTCAATTGTGGAAAGGTCAATGTCTATACCGCTTCTTTCCTTGATTGTTCTAAGAGTATCTTGAATAACACTCAGAGTCTTAAGACCAAGTGCATCAATCTTGATTAGTCCAATGTCTGCGGCCTCATCCATATCAACAGCCACAACAGGAATACGAGTCTTTGTTCCTGTAATAGACCTTGTTTCCATAGGTGCGTACTTATGAATGGCATCTTTAGCCGTTACAACTCCAGCAGCATGGACACCTGTACCACGAATACGACCACGCAATTGCTCTGCATAGATAACAACATCGGGATACTTTTCTCTAAACCATTCTGTATTCTTGGAGTTGGCAAAGTCTTCCCATGTATCAACAAGCTTCAATGCTTTGTTTACATCTGGCAAAGGCACATGCAAGGCTCTAGCAACGTCCCTGACGACCCCCTTGTCCTTAAACATAAGGAATGTAGCAATAGATGCTACGTTCTTGTATTCCCTTTCCAGGTACTCCTTGACCTCTTCACGACGACTATCTTGAATGTCGGTATCAATATCAGGGAAGTCATTTCTTTCAGGGTTAATGAATCGGAAAAACAACAATCCGTACTTAATTGGATCTACTTCTGTAATTCCTAATGAATAACAAACTAGAGATCCAGCAGCAGATCCTCGCCCTGGACCCACCATAATTCCCTGATCCTTAGACCAAGAAATCATATTACGAACCACAAGAAAGTAGGGTGCGAATTCTTTGTCGTTAATGATAGATAGTTCTTCATCTACCCTGGCTAGATATTCTTCATTCTTGTCTAGTCCCCTAGACTTAAGACCCTCCATAACAAGGTTTCTCAACTCGTCTTCGGGGTTCTTAACCTTGATCGGAAGAAGATTGAGGTTGCTCTTTAGTTTATAGTCTTCTACCTTTTCTGCAATCTCAAGGGTGTTAGCATAAATGCTATCATCAAACTCTTGCTCCTTCTCCATACCCTCTCGCATTTCTTCGTATGAAAGAAGGTGGATATCAAAAGATCTAAAAGACATGGGACGATCTTCACCATAAAGATAGTCAAGACGCTTCATCAAGTCAGGTATCTTGGCAGACTTCTCATAACTAACGTCTTTTTGTATCTTGGCATGTGTGTTGAGTGCAAGCATCATTTCCTGAATTACCTTTTGATCTGTCGTACAATGATGACAGTCAGGGGTAGCGATGCACTTAGCACCCATTTCATTAGCAAGATTATAAAGCTCTGTGTTCATACCAGCAACGTTATGTGGCATAAGTTCTACATAAAAGTCATCGCCAAAGCGATCCATAAACCACTTGATATGATTCTTAGCGACAGCATAATCGTCTACCTCAATGGCTTTGTTGATAAGACCTGACATGCAGGCAGAGGAAACAATAAGTCCGTCACCATACTTATCAAGAACCTCAAAGTCAATGCGAGGCTTCTTATAAAAGCCCTCTGTCCAACCGATCTCATTAAGAGTGTTGAGGTTCTGCAAACCTTGAGGATCTTTAGCAAGTATTACGATGTGATTATAGATAAGGTCTAGTGGTGTGGTTCTCTCCGTCTTATCTCTCTTATCAAAGCGATCAGCGGTAATGTACCCTTCTACGCCAAGAATGGGCTTAATGCCATTGTCTTTTGCAGCACGATACATCGGCCTATGACCAGAAAGAACTCCGTGGTCTGTAATAGCAAGGGCTGGCATCCCCAGAGAAGCGGCACGCTTGGCATACTCCTCTGGGGTTGCAACCCCGTCCATCAAA